AGTTGGTGCAGTAGCAAATGTTATAGTTCCAGTCTGACTGGTAGTATAAGCAGTACCCGGTTCTTGTAAACTGCCTGCAAGAACAATCAAAACTGATTGCTCGTTGTGTGGTTTAACAGTATTATTATCTACTTTTAAATTAAATGTAGTAGTAGAGCCGTTAAATTGACTGGCTATACTATCTAGTTTTTGTGCGTTTATTGTGCCTGAGTCATACGTGCCTTGGGATGTCCACTTAACACCATCAAAGGCGTATTGTAGCCCATTCGCAGCGTTATGTACATCACCCGAAGACGGTGACGCAGGGAAATTTAATGCTGTCATCGTTATTTATGGGAATGATGTTTGTCCAGTCGAATATCCGGGACAAGATTGTATAAAGTTTTCACTAGCTGATTGTATATTAGTACCACTTGTTTGCCAAGCAATGCCAACAGGAGATGAGTCATTAAGTAGACTTTCTTTATTACCTGATACATCGACACCAATAATTACTATGTGCTTATGGTCAGCTCCATTTATATTGATACCGTATTGTTGAGAACCATCACCACCTAAATCTTCAGTTTGACCACCGATTTTACCACCACTTATATAGATATGATTACGTCCAGTTGCGACATCAACTCCGTGATACTCAAGACTTGAGTTTCGTTGAGGATGGTTAGCCCCGTTACCACCAATAGTTGGGTTTGTAATACTAACGTTCTCTGTTGGAGAATTTATTAATATTCCGTGTTTTCTGTTATCACGACAGTTAACGTTGGAAATCTGTATTGTTGAGTCTTGTGACGCACCTAAATTAATACCCTGCTCATAGTTAGTACCAGTAAAACAATCAGCAATAGTTATAAAGTTACCAGTACCATTTATATTGAAACCATCAAATGCTGCTCTTTCTGCTTCAGCATTTTCAAAGTTAATAAAATTACCATTCCAAGTGCTATTTATATAATAGTTATCTTTACATCTAATAACAGAAGTTCTAGAAATAAAAACAGTGCTTACTTCATGGTCAATAAAAATACCTCTTATTGTTCTATTGATTTTATTACCTTGCCAAGCCCAAGCAATGTTTGTGTTACCGTTATTAGCTGTACTACCAATAATGTAATTACCTGTGCCAGTAGGAGCATTTGAAGTAGATCCTGCATTGATGACATATGTAACTTTATATACTCTTTCTTTATCACTTTCTACAAGATCATTAATGTTATAAGTAGTAGTACTACTCCACATAGGTGCACTCAATCCCGGAGCAGGGCTTCCATCAATAATGCAATCAAGAATCCTTATTTGGTCGGCACGGTCACTACCACCCTGATCAGCATCACTTCCATGTATTCTTATTACAGCAATAGCGTTATTTGAAGAGTCTTCCGGAACTTGCCTAAACTTACAGTTTCTTATTAAGCTTGAACTTAAACCGTCAAAGTTTATGCAATTTGTGATACCATTAAAGGTTAAATTTTCGTATATATGTTCTTGTGTACCCGGCTCGGCATCAACATAAATAGCACCATTAGCAGGCTTTACTCCAGCTCCACCAGTATTATTACCATTATATGTGCCACCTATAAAACCTATATTTCTAACTTGCGTGTTCGACTTTTATAAAAGTATTATTATCTCCATCATCTCTTATAAATCTTGCACCAAAATTATCAGATGCTACAACCATTCCGCATGCACCTTCAAGGACGACAGCATTTTTAGTAATGGTTATCTCAGATGCTAGTCTATAAAGTCCCGGAGGAAATATAATTTTACCTCCAGTTGAAGGTAAAGCATCTATTGCATTATTTATATATGTAGCACAATTGACATTGCTCGCACTTGTATCTGTTACTGAAGTAGGTATAAAATCTTTTATATTAATTATACTTTCTAATCTGGAGGCAAGAGTACGTGCTTGACCATCACTGTCAGAGTGTTTATAAGATATTTTAGAAGCATCTATAGCAGCACTAGCATCAACTTTTGCATTAGTTACAGCACCATTAGCTAGTTCATTGGTTCCTATTGATAAGTCTAACTTAGATTGAGCAATCGCTGCATTACTAGCTACGTCTGCATCAGCTATTGATAAGTTTAGCTTAGACTGAGCAATGTTTGCATCGTCTGCAACTTCGTTATCAGTAATTGATAGGTTTAACTTTGACTGACTTATGTTTGCATTACCAGCAATGTTAGCATCAGTTAGATTTGTAATGTCTGTAGTACCAGTATTAACTCCACCAAAGGCAGGGTTTGATTCTACCCATTGAGGACTATCTACATCTTTATAGTAAACAAAAGCTCTACCACTAACTGGATCATACCAGAACGCACCGTTGATAGGATCTGTTGGAGGTGTAACACTAACAAAAAATCTTTGCCTTACAGAAATGTCTGCTATATCTTCTTCAAACTCTTGTGCTACATGTAAAAATTGCTTTTGATTATTATTTAAATCTGAGTCTCTTACTGATGATCCGGCTGAGTATGTAGACTTAGCGAGTCCTATAGGAGTATCACGATAAATAAGTATCTTTTGTCCAGATGTAGGTATATTACCAGATGTAAATTGTATCTTACCACCACCTGATGGTGTGTAGTCTATTATGTTATAATGTGTAGGACTTGTTTTTGGAGCACCGTCTACACTTACTTTTACATCAGTTCGATGTATTGAAGGAAACTGAAAAGGTTTGTTATTAGAACCATCCCCATCAACTTCTAAGTAAGTTTGTATGTATTCTTGTGTCATTTATTTATATATGTTGAGGATGTTTTGTGATGCACTTCGTTTATCAACTTGTGCTACTTTTTCTAAACGTTGCTCTTCAATAACTTTTGCAATTCTAGGATCATCTTTAATTGATGCCCATGCTCTTTTTTTAGCACGTTTAAAAATTTGATCTATAATTCTATTATGGTAATAATCTCTTGCGTTAAACTGACCACGTTTGCCTGCTCGTATATCAGCATACATAAGATCCATAGATGCTAACATTCTTTTATCTTTAGCAAGTCTATCGAGTTCTAATTCTAAATTAAGAGAACCTAATGCTCGTTGAAACTCTGATCTAATATAAGGATGATCTGTTAAATTTGTGCTATCTGGTGCAAAGTATGTAGATGTACGAAGATCGTAACCACTGTCAAACAAGAAGTTTCTACCGGGGCTTTGATCTAAGTTAAGACTTACTGGACTCACAGCATTATAAGCTCTAGTCAAGAAATCCCAATCTTTTATTGGTCTACCATTTAACATGTCATATTTAACAGGTAATTGATTAGAAGTTAAATTTTCAAAAATTAAGTTTCTATTACGTATGGATTGAAATACGCCTGAGTTTATTTCACGCATATATGGTGTAAATAGTTTACCTAAATCATTACGTATACCAGCTAGTGGAGCAGCATTGTTAAATAATCCAGATACGATACGACCAGTCTGTCCGGGTCTACCAGCAAATAAGTCAACAAAAGACTGTATGCCTGCTAAATATGACTTACTTGTCACAGCTTGTGCTACAACAAGAGCTATCTTACCTAACTCGTTTTCTGTCCACTCTTCACCCATAAGTTGACTTGCATCACCTACGTCAGCAATCGTAGACATAATAAGGTTGAATGGTTCAAACTGGTCATAACCAACACGAACTGCACCTAGTTTGATTGTTCTAGGTTCCCACTTACCATCAAGCCATAACTGTCTTTTCTGTCTATCAACTGGTCCGTTACCGTTAAGATCACCACGCATCCAAGCGTTAACAGCCATCATAACTACACCAGAACCTATTGCCAATCTACCTGTCTGTAAGGCACGTGCATTGGCTAGTTCTTCTGCTGTAAAAATACCATACTTAGCTACACTTCGTAAGTCGTTAGGATTAGCAAAAGCTATATCGTTAAACTCTTTGACTAAGAAGTTAAAACCCGGTGTATACTTACCTGTAAGGGCAAGACCGTTAACACCTGTTCTAGCAAACAAAAAGAATGGTTTAGCTAAAGGTGTAGCACTAAACACATCATTAAGACCTTTTGCAAAGCCTGTAAGTTCCTGTGTAAGTGTAACTTCTCTACGTGCAAACTGTGTAGCTTCGTCAATAATGTTACCATTAGAATCAAAGATCTGTGAGTAAAAGTCGTCTTCATAAGCTTTCATCAACTCTGGTGTTATCTTTGGTGTTTTGTACCCATTATCTTGCAGCTCTAGTGCTCTACGCATAGCTTTTTCACGCATCTTTGCACGACCCATGATGTAGCCAAACGCATCGTCAGTTGCAGCCATAATCTTGGTAGAGTATGCAAAAAAGTTACTATTGTTCATTGAACGTGCTACGTTAGCAACACGAAACGCTGCTGTTTCTCCGGGTGTAGCTCTGCCACTATCTTCTGCCCAACGGCGTAATATCTCCCAGTTGTCGTCAGCTGCTGTAAATTCTGTATAACGTGTTTTTATTGACCTTATATCACCTTTCCAGTATGAGTTCAGTTTACTTCTAAATAAAGTAAATGACTCTGGTATAGATTCTATCATACCATTGACAGAGGCAAGACTTGCCCTGACATTATTTATGTTACCGTCAAAAGGTAGGCGTAATATTGAACCTAAACTTTGAGCTAATGGTCGCAAGAATGTTGCAGTAGATGTACCCATAATTGCTCTAATTGGTGTTTTAGGACCAGATAGTATGCTATTTGTCATCACACCTTCTAGTTCACGAATCATTACACCTGTGCGGTTTGCACCACCTTCTCGTAAAGGTCCACCTAGTATAGTTTTTCTTGCCCAGTTATCAAAGTCATCTAGTGTATTAACATCTTCCATCATAGAGAAGGCTTCGTACAAAGCATTTAACAAGTTGTCATCTTTGTCGTCCTTAGCAATCTTTAATATAGACATGATGGAATCTTTAGCATCTTGCATAGAAGCCTGTGTTGCTTCTTCTACTGTCTTCTTACTTTTCTTACCAAGACCTAGCTCTCTGAATGAGTCAGACTTAACAAATCTAGCTTTCTTTGTTTCGTACAATGCAGTTAGCATAGTATCTACAAGCTGCTTAGCTGGACCATCTATGTCCTGTAAGTCTACAAGATCTGCTATTTCTCTACCAGCAACACCTAAATCACGTACCTGTTTAAGAAGTGACCCTATTACAAGATCAGCAATCACTACATTTTTAGATGTCCATATTTCAATACCATCAACTATATCAGGATTAGCTTCTAACAGCTCTTTTAGATACTCATTTGCTGACATATCTACAGCATTTCTGCCTTGTGTGATACGTTGATGTCCTTCAATAGCTTCTTTAAATTTTGATACTAATGCCTTTCTGTTACCTTTAGCTGCGTCTAGTTCTTTCGCAAACTTTTCGCTACTCATCAAACCCTTCATGATACGTTCGACCGTAGCCTCGTCTGTACCGCCTTCTAAGCCTATTCTTTCTCGCTCTATGGGTGTTGTGACACTACCAGTAGAACCCTCCTCTGAGCCCCATTGAGTACGTGTTTTTGATAACTGTTCTCTAGCTGTTTGTGGATCTACTTCTGATATATGTGCTCCTTGATGAGGTTGAGATATAG